AAAAATCCCAATCATTAGCTTCTTTTCTTACTTCATCTGCATTTAATCTTTTTGCATCAAGCATGGGAGCAAGTTCATTTGCTAAAGTTGTTTTTCCAGAGCCAGGTAAACCCATTATTAAAATTACTTTCATTTTAATTTATACCAACAAGGCATGGTGTACCTTATTCCCTTGGTAATTTTATTAACTTCGTGCTCTATTTTATCCCCATTAAAAGCTATTAATTTACATTTTTTAAGTTCGACAATTTTATCTTCTACTATAGTTTTACCACCCTCAAAATCATCATTTAAATATAATATACTAGTATATGGGTGTATATCAAAATCTACATGTTTTGGTTGAAACCCATAAATTGGCCATTTTACTATTTGAAAATAATTTATTTCATATTTTTTATTTATTTTTTTAACAAATTTATTTAAGAGATTATTCATTTTTTTAATCTTAGTATTATTTAATATTAAATTACATTGTATGATTTCTGTTTCTCTATGTTTTATACAAAAATGATTATTTAAATTAAAATTTTTCTTATGAAAATTTATAAAGTAATTTGCTTCTTTATTAGAAATAAAGTTTTCTATTTCCACCATGGGCCTGTTTGAAAAATTCATTTCTATATATAATTAATATTTATTATTGCTCTTCTATCTACATCTGTTTGACTTACACCTCTATGTAAAGTTTTGCAGGGAAAAATAATAATTTTATTTTCTTCAGAATTTATCATTTTTTCTTTTATATAGGTACCTCCATTACATGTATTTAGATATAATATAGCAGTCTTACCATTCTTAATATCATAATCTATATGTGATTCTGATGTGTAGGAAAAATTTTCTTTAGTCATCATATTACATCTTGCTTCTATTAATTCTTTAAATTTAAGTTTCTTTATAATAGGAACAATCCATTCCTTATAATGAGGAGATAGTATTTTTTTGTTATTAAAAAAAGCATGATTAAACCAATAATGGTCTTTATTATTATAAACCATATTGTTCCTCCAATACCAAGGGAAATCTTGTGAAAAAACTCTGTCTTGAATTTTTTTTAAAAGTTTTTTTTCTAAAAAATTTTTATACACTTTCATTTATTTTAAAATCAAAATTTAAAACAGTTCTTGTATTGTAATTAACGGGACAGTTACCTGCATGAAATATGTCGCCATCAAAATAAACTGCATTTCCTTTAACTGGTGTATTTCTTTTATCAATAGTTAAGTTAGTTAAATCAAATTTTTTTCGTTTATTATATCTCTCTTTAAAAAATATGGTATCTCCATCTGAGTCTTCGAAATAATAAAGTAAAGATTTATAATTACTAAAATTACATAAATCTACATGAGGAAAATTATATTTTTTTAAATTGTGTCCTTTACAATAAAAGGTTTTTCTTATTCTTATTCTTAGTAGTTCTTTTATTTTTATTTTTTCTTTTTTTTCAAATTCAGAAAGAATGATTTTAAAATCATCAAAGTAACTAGAGTTTACACCGTTAGGTAATAAAAATAAAGTATGTATCCAAGCGTATGTCTCAGTTATGTTTTTATATTTTTTATAATTATTATCTCTTCCTTCAATAACATTATCATAATAATACCAAGGGAAATTACTATCTTGTATTTTTTTATTTAATAAATTTTGTTCTTTTTTATTTATAATATTAGGAATAATTTTTATCATTTTAAATTAGCAAAAAACTTTTGGTAAACCTAAATGAAGCCTACTATCAAATTTATTTTTATTTTTTTTTACATAATGAAGAAAAACTTGAACACATTCTTTTTCTTTTAATTCTTCTCTCCAATGAACTAATTTTACTCCATCATATAGAAGAGCATTGCCAGGTGCTATGTTTGCCTTTACTTGAATATTATTTTTATCAATAAAATAAAAAGGCCAATGTCCTCCTAAATTCAAAGTTAACGAAACTGCACATTCTTTTCTATCTAAATGTCTGTATAAAGTATCTCCTTTTTTATATAGTCTTAAATAAGAATAACTTTCGTTTAATTTTAATTTAGTAATATTTTCAACTTTACTTTTAATATTAGTTAATAAGTTATCCATTGCTAAATCTCCATATGCACAAAAAGTATTTTTCATCATGTGATCACTTTGTGCTCCCCAATCAGTGTTCTTTAAAGATATATACTCATGCTTTGATAAAGTATTAAAAACCTTATATTTTAGTTTTACATAATTATATAAAAAAACACAAAGATCATTACTTATTATATTTTTTTCTAAATAATATCCTTTTTCTTTAAAACTGTTCATTAAAATAAATCTTCATTCTTACATTTTTGTATTAAAGATTTACTTAAATAATTTTTTGTTTTTGACATTTTAACTTTACCAAGACGTATCTCATGTATAGATTGTTCAAAAATAGAATCATTATATTTTATATCATTCGCCTGAAATTGTTTTTTTACATTAAAATTTAATTTTTCATATTTTATATCTAAATATTTAAATACTTTTTTAATTTCTTTTTCAGGATTTTTAATTAAGTCTTTGTAATGTATTATCAAGTAATCTTCTTTTTTCTTTAGAATATTTTTGATAGATAATAAGGATTTACCAACAGGTCCATTTATAGACATTAATTCTGTTGAATAACTATTTATATTTTCTTTTTTAATTTTATTTATACTTATAAAAGAATTTATACATTCATGTATTGGTCTATATAAAATTATAAATTTAGGTTTTTTTATAATATTTTTTAACAAAAATAAATTAGCTTCAGTTCCCCAAGGTCCTCTGCATATTATATTATTTGATTTCCAATCTTTAAAATAATTATTTAATACATTTAGATATATATTATCAAAAGATTTTTTATCTGGAAAATTTAGATAGTTTTCTTCAAATTTTAATTTATATAAATAATATAAAATACTTGGTAATATAGAATTTGCTGTTACCGTTATATCCTTATTTTGATTTAATAAATATCCAAATAAGGTGTTTCCAGCTCTTGGTAATCCACTTAAAAAATATATATTTTTCATTATTTAAAAGGTTTTCCTAAAAACCAAACTACTAAAGAATACCTTGTACCTTTTGTTACTGGAGTAACACAGTGCCATTCATGTGAAGGAAAAACAATAATTGAACCCATGGGTTTTAATTCCTTTACGCTAGTTTGTTTTAGTTTAGTTGGGTTTACCTCATCATTAATAAGCATCTTAAAATCACCGCCTTTGTAATCAGAAGGATCACTTAAACAAATACTCATAGACAATTTTCTAATTTTTCCATGAAGATGAATATTATCTGAACGATCATAAGGCCCGGGTAAAGAATCTTTATGATAATTATAATACTGTCCTTTTTTATAAATAGTAAATTGAATATCCTCAAATGAATCAATTTCAAAATTCCAACCAGAGTTGGAATTAGCTATGTTCATATAAGGTCTAATTCTATTAATTAACCACTTATCTCTTAACCAGACAATATTTGAATCTCTACTTTTCTTTAAATCATCTCTTTTTTTTTTAGATAATTTTTTTTTATTTAAACCCAATGTCGTTGCTGTTTTATTTTTTTTAGAAAGAGCGTGTTTTATAATTTTATTACATTCAGCCTTTGAAAAAGCTTTATTAAAATACCAGTATTTAAATTCTACATTCATAGCTTTATAGATAGCTATTTTATATAGCAGATTTTATAATATTTACAATACTTCCCAAGAAAGAGAAGTAGTATTCCACACTAGGTTTTGTTGTGATACTCTTGCAGTTCCAAGCCATCTTTGATTTTCTTCATCCCATGAAATAGGATAAACATCAGGTAAACCAGTTTCATTATTATGTGGAAAATCTTTATTATTTGGATAAGTTACTGGTGCTTGCCATTTAAAGTCATTATCTAATGTCCAACTATCAAAAAGTTTAGCATCTATAAATACATTATTTACAGGATCATAAGTACCTCCTACTTGAGCATATCTTTTTCTAAAAGATCCCTCAGGGCTAGTTTGTTTCCAAACCCCTCCATTAAATAAATTTTGACAATATGTTTCTCCTTCTATAGCCATATCTACAGAACAAGCTTCATTATCTGCTACAATAATTTCTAGTACAACATTATTTTCATCTAATTTAGCAAATATTTTCATTAAGATATCTCCGCCGTTCCTGATACTGTGAATCTAGCAATTTTTCTTCCGTCTGGAGCTGTACTTGTAGTGTTAGTTCCAGGTGCGACTGTCCATGTATAATCAGAAGGTGCACTTAAAACGATTACTCCAGATCCTCCTGAAGATCCTCCTCCATTGTCACCGCCTCCGCCGCCGCCTCCGCCGCCGAGAGCGTTAGAGCCTGGACTTCCTGCGCCTCCTTGACCTCCGCCAGAGCCTCCTCCGCCAGAGCCTCCTGGTCCAGGGGGTTGGCCGTGAATATATCCACCGCCGCCACCGCCGCCAGCATAAGCGACAGATGAACCTGTTATACTAGATGTAAGCCCTGTTCCTCCTGGTCTACTAGCTGGGGATGATCCGCCAGCAGTAGTTGCTCCACCACCGCCACCTCTTGGTGCTGGACCACCATTATTACCTTCAGATGGGGTATAACCTCCAGCGTTACCTGTACCTGGAGAGGCTCCACCTCCTCCAGATCCGCCTGGAGCTGCTGCACCAGAATTAATACCAGATCCTTTTCCACCACCGGTAGATTCAAAAGCTGCAGCTAAATCTCCTCCGGAAATACCAGAATCACTACCAGAACCAGAAGTTCCACCTCCGCCTCCAATAGAAACTGTATATGTATTACCTGTATTTAAAAGAATAGGTGCATCAGAATCTAATGGAGAGTCGAAAGAAATTCTAGCTCCTCCAGCTCCTCCGCCTGCTGCGTAGTTTGCACCACCTCCGCCGCCTCCAGCGACAATTAAATAATCTACTTCAATAGCACCAGCGCCACCATTACGTTGGCCAAATCCTGCTGCTGATCCTGCGCCTCTTGAACCTAGAATTGGCATCTTTTATATTTCTCCTTTAAATTTACTACGCAAACTGTGTTAAAGACGCTAACGCTGTAAACGTAGCTGATCCAGTTTTAATAATAGTATATGTGTAAACATCTAATGAGTTAATATTTCCAGCATCTGGCGCGGCTCCACCTTGCCATTCTGGTGTAATACTTGATCCATCAACTTGAACAGCTGAATTGTAATAAGCAGTTCCACCTTGTTTTACAATATGAGCAATTGTTACTGATTCTCCAGTATCCATAATTGAATCTAATGAATTAGATCCATCTCCTCTAATATTTAATGTCCAGTTAGCTGAAGCATCTGTTGTTAAATTCCATACTGCTTGAGTTAATACATCATAGTTTAATGTACCAGTCGCAGCTGTTGCTTCAGTCGTAACTTTTTCAGCAACACTTTGAATTTTACCTTGACCATTGAAAGTCGCTCTACCAGTTCCTTTTGGTGTAATATTTAAATCAATATTAGTATCACCACCAGTTGCTGAAATATTTGGTGCATTACCTGTTCCTGCGTTTGCTATTGTAAATTCATTAACAGCTGATCCAGACGTAGTAAATGTAATTTGTTGATTACCATTTTCATCAAGAATACCATGAGCTGTATCTATAGTAATATTATTGTCATTAGTATCTAAGTCTGCTGAAAGTTGTGGTGAGTAATCAGATGATAAATCTGTAAATGCTGTATCAACAACATTAGTACCATCAGAGTAAACCATTTTAGTACCTTTGTCTGCTGCTGCCCAAGTTACTCCAGTTCCTGAAGTAGTTTTAACAGTTACTGTGAAAGCACCTGAAGTAGCATTATCAATGACGTAAGTTTTTTCAACAGAATCTGGAACAATAACATTAACTGCTCCGCCAATTGTACCTGTTAATTTTAATACTTGGTTTTTACCGTTTGATAAAGCACCGTTTGTAAAAGTTAAAGTTGCGCCGGATGTAATACCCAATGCATCATAACCACCGATTGCTTGTTCTAGAATTAATAAGTTTGTGTTTGTAATTTGTCCCCAAGTTCCTGAGTTTTCTCCAGTAGCCTGAACAGTAAGTTTTAAACTTGTTGATGTTGAGTTCGCCATATTTTTATACTCCGATTTACTTAATTTATTAAAATTTTGTTATAGTGTCAAACTATAAATTATGCAGCGTTGGTATTAACTTCTTGCCATCCTGGAGGATCAACCGGTGCTGTGCCAGTATTGATTTCGTTCCAAATCAATACATTTGTAGCTGTCCCTAATGCAAAAGTCAAGGCATTTCCTGTGACATCTACATTACATTCTGGAATAATTTCTGCTATTGAATTTAATGTAATAGACATCGATATTCCAGTTACATCTATTGGTGTATTTAAATCAACAGTCTCTTGACCTAATGTCATGGTCATTGTTTGACCATAATTAGGGTCCGCATTAAAGATACCATTACCCCATCTTGAATTACCCCAAGTAGAATCACCCCAGGACATTGTAGTATCTCCTGCTGAAGTATTAGCGTCTCCATGAACTTCTACGTTAGACAAGAACATAGCCATTGCTTGACCCGTAAGTGTTGCATCTGGTGCAGGGTCAACACCTGAGAAATTTTCAGACATTGCCATTACAAGAGTGTTTACTGGTTGATTACCATAAACTCCAAATCCCCAACTAGAATGACCCCACGTCGAAGCAGATTTAGCTGCTACTTCTGCGATAGTAATGTTATCAGCAACAACTGTTCCTAAATTAAAGGACATGGATATTCCACCTGGTTGTGCAAAAGCTGGATCAAAAGTTAATTGAGCAACCATTGATAAACCAGTTGGTTCTGCAACAAATGCAGAGAATGCTTCTACTGTTGGTGGAGCTGAAACTGTTAAAGAATTTCCTGTAGCTATTAAACTTGAATCTCCGTTTATAGAAATACCACTAGAGCCTTCTGCAGCAGTCATAGCAAGACCAGTTACTTGATGTACATTACCTGATTCTCCCCAAGTTTCTGTTCCCCAAGTATCAGAACCCCAACCTACATTTACTTCACCTGTAACAACGACACCGTCATTGTTAAGTGACATGGACATAGCTTCACCATTATTCCATTCACCA